AAGGAGGCACAAGATGGAATTTATTGCTTGCAGCACGGACAATTACCGCGCCGGGCGCACGCAGCCGCGCTGAAACATTGATACATATATACACTGACGAAGATGAATGGGCGTGAAATAAATGCCAGATTACGCGCATAGGAAAACGGATAAACAGCTAGATGCCATGGAGCGCAAGCTCCGTGGTATCTACTCGCGCGCACACGTCGAAGTGCAAAAGTCTTGGAATAAATATATGTTGGAATCAGCCAAAAAAATCAAGTCTTTGCAAGACGCGTATGATTCTGCTAAAAAATCCGGGGATAGAGACGCGATAAAAAAAGCTGGCAAAGAGCTTGCGTCCGCGCAACGAGAGCAAACGCTGATGAACGATCACTATAAACGCATGGTAGAGCGCACGGCGCAAGAACTTTCGCAAGTAAATGAAATGGCTATTGCTTACATAAACGGAGAATTGCCAAAAACTTACGCAACAAATTATAATTTTTTTGGCAATCAGATCTCGCGAGAAGTGCCGAAATATACGTTTGAACTTGTGGACGCTGGAACGGTTGCGAATCTTATCAAATCCGATAAATCCCTTTTGCCGACGAGAAAATTGGATGTCGCTAAAGACAAGCGATGGAATACCAAAAAAATGAATTCCGAGGTGCTACAAGGGATTTTGCAGGGCGAAAGTATGCCGGAGATTGCCGAGCGGCTGCAAAAAGTTGAGCGCATGAATGCCGAATCCGCTATCAGAAACGCAAGAACGATGGTAACTGGCGCGGAGAATAAAGGCAGAATGGATATGCTATACCGCGCGCGTGACGCTGGAATTGATGTAAAAAGGAGATGGATTGCAACAAAAGATAACCGAACGCGTGATTGGCACGCAGAGCTTGATGGCGTTCTGAAAGATTTAGACGAGCCGTTTGTAAATTCCGTTGGTGAAATCATGTACCCTGGCGACCCCGGCGCAAGCGGTGCAAATGTATATAACTGCCGTTGCAGTCTGGGATATGAAATTATTGGCTTTAGAAAGGTTGGTAGACGATGAGCAGCGTTATTTTTGAGGACAACAGCGAAGAGGTACTTGCCGCCATGAAAAGGGCGCTCGTTCGTGGATTAGAAGCGATCGGCATGAAGGCGGAAACGTATGCGAAAGACAACACACCTGTCAGAACCGGCCGCCTTCGGAACAGCATGACACACGCCGTCGATAATGACGAACCCGCCGCTTACGTTGGTACAAATGTAAATTATGGCATTTTTGTCGAAAACGGTACGCAAAGGCAAAAGGCGAATCACATGCTTAGACGCGCTGCGACTGAGCACACAGACGAGTACAAGCGCCTGCTGGAAGAAAGCATGAAAAACGCCTGACGGCTACCATTTGACAAAAAATATTACAGGCTGTATAATGAGATAAACAAACAGTAATTTAACGGCAGGGCAATGCCGCCGAAGTACATGGAGGTTACTGCAAAATGAGTTTGACGAGAAAAATGCTTAAAGCAATGGGCATTGAAGATGAAAAAATTGACCAGATTATTGAAGCGCACACCGAAACCGTCGATGCGCTAAAGGAACAGCGCGACGGCTATAAAGCCGATGCCGATAAGCTGCCGGACGTTCAGAAAAAGCTGGATGAAACCGAGAAAAAGCTTGAAGCAAACGGCAAGGATAGCTACAAGGTGAAGTATGATGCGCTGAAAGAAGATTTTGAAAATTACAAGAGTGCACAGACCGCGAAGGAAACGCATGGCGCGAAGCTGGCGGCTTATCGCAAAATGTTGAAAGATGCAGGCATTTCCGAAAAGCGGCTTGATAGCGTCCTGAAAGTTTCGGACGTTGACGGCGTGGAGCTTGACGAGCAGGGAAATATCAAAGATGTTGACGCCCTGTCGAAAAACGTCAAAACCGAGTGGGCTGATTTCATCGTGACCGAAACTACGACCGGCGCGAAGGTTGATAACCCTCCTGCAAACAACGGCGCGAAGAATACGCCGAAAACGCTTGCAGAAGCGCTGCGCGAAAAATATGATCGAAAGGAATAAATAATTTATGGCTATTACTCTTACAGAAGCAAAGGTCGGCATGGCTGACCGCGTTGACCAGATGGTGGTTGACGAATTTAGACGTTCTTCCCTCCTGCTTGATAATCTCGTGTTTGATAACGCGATTTCTCCGGGCACTGGCGGTTCTACGCTGACTTATGGTTATATCCAGCTTAAAACCCCGAGCACGGCTTCTGTTCGAACCATCGGCAGCGAGTACACTGCCGGCGAAGCGAAGCGCGAGGAAAAGACCGCAAAGGCCGTCATCATGGGTGGTTCTTTTGAGGTTGACCGTGTGCTTCAGGAGACTTCCGGCGCGATTGACGAGCTTGCTTTCCAGGCGCAGCAGAAGATTAAGGCGACGAGCAACTATTTCCACAATCTCGTTATTAACGGCACGTCTGCCGCTTCCGGCGCTGGCTATGTTACCAACACCTTTGATGGCCTGAAAAAGCTGCTCAATGGCACGTCGAACGAATTCACGACGGATATTGATCTGTCTGATTCCGCGAAGGTCACTAGCAACGCGAACGCTTTTGTTGACCAGCTCGACCAGCTTGTCCACGCGCTTGATGGCGATGCGACCATGCTGCTGATGAACGGCGAAATGCTTCTCAAGGCTCGCGCCGCTGCTCGCAGAGTTGGCTACTATGAACGCACGAAGGACGATTTTGGCCGCGTTGTTGAAACGTTCGCGGGCATCCCGATGTTCGACATGGGCAAGTATTACAACGGCACTTCTTCTGTCGATGTTATCGGTACTTCTGCCGCGTCTACTACTGCTGCTGGCACTTCCAGCATTTACGCTGTTAGCATCGGCCTTGATGGCTTCCACGGCATTTCCCCGACCGGCACGAGCGTGATTTCCACCTATATGCCGGATATGTCTCAGCCGGGTGCCGTCAAGAAGGGCGAGGTCGAGCTCGTCGCTGGCGTCGTTCTTAAGAACACCCTCAAGGCGGCGGCTCTGAATGGCATCGTGCTCAAGCCGAAGACCGGCGCTTGATGAATAACTGAAAATGGGCGGTGCGAGAAATGCTGTTAGATGATATGTGTGCTATCTGCCGGAACTATTTCACTGATGATTCCGCAAAGCATAAAGGGACTTTTTCAGTCAAAGACGGCGTTCTCGCGCCGCTTGACTATCTCGCGGAGGGCCAATACTTCCGCGTTGTGGGGAGCGTCTTTAACGACGGCGTGCATCAATACCCCGCTCCGGATTTGACGGACGAGGTGTTTGATGGGGAAGTCTGGGCTATGCGCTTGCCTCCGGCGTTTTTGGCCTTGGCCGGGGAAATAGACGAGTACAGCCAGAAGATGGAGGGCGGCAGCGCCGCGCCTTATACATCTGAATCTTTCGGCGGGTATTCTTACGAAAAAGCAACCGACGCAGAGACTGGCGCGCCTCTTTCGTGGCAGGCCGTGTTCGCGTCGAAGCTGAACAGATGGAGGAAAATCTAATGTCGCTGTTGGAAGAAAGCATGAGAGACTGCGTGTTTCTCGACAAAACGACGCAGGATAATCCAGAGGGCGGGTATGACGTTATCTGGAAAGAGGGCGCAACATTTCAGGCCGCGATTGTATGCGATAATAGCATGGAGGCACTCACCGCGCAGAAAGCGGGCGTGACCTCAAATTACACAGTCACGGTTCACAAGCCTGTCGAGTTGACCTATCACACTGTTTTCAAGCGGCTGGAAGATGGGAAAATCTTTCGTGTTACCTCTGACAGCGACGATGTGCAGACACCCGCGCGATCGAGTTTTCAGGTCGCGCAGGTGACTGCCGAGGAATTTACGCCTACTTGATAAGGTGATGCGGAAAAATGACAAAAGAAGCAGCACTTTACAATTTTTACAAGCAATTTCTTCCTCCTTATGAGGAAAACACTGTGCCGGACAACGCAAAATTGCCCTATCTGACTTATAACATTGTCACTGGCGGCTTTCGTGACGGCGAATGTGCGTTAACCGTGTCCATCTGGTATCGAGATACAAGCTGGGCAAAATGCAATGCAAAGGCGCGAGAAATTGCGGCTAAAATCCCTGAAAGCGGTGCGTGGATTGAATGCGACGATGGCGCGATTTGGCTGAAACGAGGAAGCCCGTTCGCGCAGAATATGCCGGATGACGACAGGGACATTCGGAGAAAGTATTTCAATCTGACTGCCGAATACGTTACAACGATTTAACGAAAGGAATGAAAGCAATTTGAAATTCACGAAAATTCCTTCTGATACTTTCCAGAAGCTGCAAATTAACGCAGCTATCATTTGCAGCGATTTCACACCGGCGACCGGCACGGTCGGCGAAAGCGGTCAGATTGGCGCAACCACTGGCGGCATCAATTTCACTGCCACCCCGACTTATACCGACTTCGGCGAGGACATCGATAACTGCCCGAAGAACATGAAGGAACTCAAAAAGCTCGACAGTTGGGAAGCAAAGTGCTCTGGTACTTATGTCACGCTTGATACCGCCGTCGCCAAGTCTCTGCTCGGAGCGGCTGATATTGGCACGACCGATACGACGAAGGTCACGCCGCGCAACGACCTTGCGCAGGCGGACTTTGACGACATTTGGATTGTCGGCGATTACTCCGACAAAAACGGAGAGGAGAACGGCGGCTATGTAGCAATCAAGCTTATGAACGCGCTTTCTACTGGCGGCTTCCAGCTTCAGACTGCCGACAAGGCGAAGGGTCAGATGGCATTTGAGTACACCGCGCACTATTCGATGAACGCGCAGAATACCGTGCCGTTTGAAATTTACGTCAAGGCTGGCACTGCCGAAGCTGGCTGATATAATAATTTAGGAGGCAAATTATTATGAAACTTTCCGAACTTGATACTTCTCGCGCGGCAGACGTGCTTTGCGAGGCTGGCGCTTATGCGCTTAACATCCTGACCGACGAGGAACTCGCGGCAGAGCTTAAAAGCAAGATTGATAGCTCTGGCGAATTGTCGCGCCTTGAACTTTACACCTTTGGCGCGCAGAAGATTAGCACACTTCTGCCGATCATCCTGAAAAAGCACCGCGACGATGTGTTTGGCATCCTCGCGGCTGTGAATGGATGCGCTATCAAAGACATTGCGCACCAGAACATCATGACAACGATGCAGCAGGTCAAGGAGCTTGTGTCAGACAAGGACATGATCGATTTTTTCAAATCCTGCGCGCCGGTGGAGACGAATGTTTAATTTGTCTGTCGGGCACGCCTAAATGCAGTGTACATGGGCTGATTGTTTTATTGCCTAAATTAGTAAAAAATAGGCTTGAACAATCAGCCTATCGTTTATACACCGCCGAGTGTCTGCGGATGATTACCAAAAACACCGCAAACTTTAACGGTGGGGAATTTATCAAAGCAAAGTTTGAAGACGTTGTGAATCCGAAGCCGGTGGACAATCGCCCGGCAGAGGAAATCGCAGCTGATGTTATCAAACGTTGTGGACTGGTGGTGAAAGATTGAACCTTTTTAACCTTTTTGTTAAAATTGGAGCCGACACATCAGGGGCTGAAAAAGGAATTGATGATGTCGGGAAAAAGACATCCAGTCTCGGCAGCAAAGTAAGCAAGGGTCTTGGCGTGACAGCCAAAGTTGTCGGTGCTGCTGTTTCTGCTGCTGCTGGAGGTGTCGCAGCTTTGGCGACTGCTGCTACAAAGTCATACGGTGACTACGAGCAGCTTGTTGGTGGCGTGGAGACGCTTTTCAAGGAAAGCCAAGGCGTGGTGATGGAGTACGCCAACAACGCGTACAAAACCGCCGGGCTTTCTGCGAACGAGTACATGGAGACGGTCACGGGCTTTTCCGCGAGCCTGCTCCAGTCTCTCGGCGGCGATACCGAGAAAGCCGCAAAGTATGCGGATATGGCAATCACGGATATGTCCGATAACGCCAACAAGATGGGCACGGATATGTCCTCAATACAGTATGCCTATCAGGGTTTTGCCAAGCAGAACTACACAATGTTGGATAACTTGAAGCTTGGTTATGGCGGAACGAAAGAAGAAATGGAGCGGCTTCTTTCCGACGCGCAGAAGCTTTCCGGCGTTGAGTACGACATCTCCAGTTACGCGGATATTGTGGATGCGATCCATGTGGTGCAGACGGAAATGGGCATTACTGGCACGACCGCAAAGGAAGCAGCAACCACGATTCAGGGAAGCGTTTCCGCGATGAAATCCGCATGGAAAAACCTTGTTATCGGCATCGCTGACGATAATCAGGATTTCAATAAGCTCGTAAACAACTTCGTTGACAGCGCTGTCACAGCCGGGAACAATATTATCCCTAGGATTGAAACATCAATTAAAGGCATTGCGAAGCTCGTATCATCGGCCTCGCAAAGCATAATCCCGCTTGCGGTTGATACCATCGTTAATGCGCTCCCGGATGTGGTGTCTGCTGGCGCGAGTTTGATCGGATCGCTTGCAAACGCCATCACTAACAGTTTACCTACACTCGTCGCCTCGGCTGGTGACATTGTGCTCGAGCTAATTAACGGCATCACAGCCAAATCCGGTGACATTGTCAGCTCCGGCGCTACTATTGTAACTGATCTTGCCGAGGGTATTTCAGAATTCGCGGTGAATCTAATTCCGGCTGTCACGACCCTCTCCTATACGCTTTGGGAAGAACTCACAAACCCATCGACACTTTCCTCCATTATGGGCGCAGCGCTTCAAATCATTATGTCGCTTGTGGAAGGGTTGATGGAAGCGCTCCCGATTATTTTACAGTCTGCTCCTGTAATTATAGGAAACCTCGTTGCCGGTTTGATCGTGATGCTCCCGCAGATCATCAACGCTGGTATTGAGATTCTGATGTCACTTGTAAACGGGATTCTTAATGCCATCCCCAGCCTCGTGGCGGCTATTCCAACCATCACTATGGCGATTGTTAATGGCATCTTGACGAATCTCGATGAAATCATACTCGCGGCCATCCAAATCACGCTTTCCATCGCCATGGGTATGATCGAGGCGATCCCGAACATGATTACGCAGTTGCCCAGGATTTTTCTGGCGATTGTGAACGCATTTAAGGGGTTTAGTTGGAGTGGTATCGGGCACGATTTGTTGACAGGCATTTGGAACGGCATAAACGACAAAGTTGCTTGGCTCAAGAGCAAGGTACAGGGCGTTGTCGATAAGATCAAAGGCTGGTTCACCGGCAAAGATGGCTTCGATGAACACTCACCGTCGAAGTGGTCAAAGAAGGTGTTTCAGTATGTCATGGACGGCGGCGTGAACGGTATTGATGCTGGTATGCCCGGTATGATGTCCGCAGTTGGCGGTGCTGTTGATAGCATTAAAAATGGATTTGATATTGGCACGATTAGCGCGGGCGCGACCGCTTCTGGCAGCGCTCAAAACAACATTCGTGCGGCTATCCATGATGAGATTAGCAAGATTGGAATCTATCTTGACGGCAACACTCTCGTCGGCGGCATCTCTGATCGCATGAATCAGGGGCTTGGCAGTATTTACGCCGGTAACGAAAGGAGGGCGATGGCCTGATGGGTAAACTTTTGACGTTTATGATGCGCTTGCACGGCTCTAGTACATGGGACGAGATTGTGCCCGACACCGGCAAGCAAGTGACGGTCGTTTCTGCGACTATTGATAACCCAGTAGTCAAAACGGACACGGTAGACATCAACGCATATGATGGCGTGCTTGACTTTTCCAGCGTGCAAGGCATCCATTATGGCAACCGTAACATTAAAGTTACCTTGCGTAAGATCGCTGGCTCAACCTATGATTTTGATGCGCTGCGCAGAAAGTATCTCGGCCAGCTCGTAGACTGCCGGTTTGAAACAACCAGCGGATACTACTACTACGGCAGACTGACGGACATTGAGGACGATTATCAGCAGGACTTCCGGACCATAACGCTGACGGTTGACGCGAATCCATTTAGGCGGCCTGTGTCTGGTGCAACAACGGTGGAGATCCCTGTATATAAAACAGGCGACCTTATGCCAGCTTCGCAAGGAGCCGCGAACATCGACACATATGCAATCGGCGGTATTGTCAATTATAGCTACACGGAAAATTCGAGTGGCAGTCACGACATTTCGATGTCCCTTTCCAAGTCTGCCACAAAGGGCTATGTATATCTTACTATTACAGGGTTGACCGCCGGGTCTAAGTACAATCTCGACGTTAAAGGAATTTATGGAAACTCGTACATAACAATTCGCGCCGGTAGCAAAACAGGGGACATAATTGGGGAAAGCGAAATCAAGCAGTCAACAACGTTCATTTCACCGTCAACGGCCGTGGTGCTTGTGTTCACCACTTGGTCCAGCAGCGCAAGATTTTTGTTTGTTAGTTTGTCCTTGGCGCAATGGACATCGACGCACATCGATGGCGGCGACCGCGTTGTTTCCCCGACATATCTTGTTAGCATGTACAATATCAATATAGACGTTTTTGACGAAAACGGTAATAGCACTTCGACGGTGCTCAAAAAGTACACGTCGATGAACCCATATTTTGTTATACCACGTGGTGGTGCTGACATTATTGCGACTTCCAGAGAAAGAAGCATGACACTGGAAATTCAGTACATGAAGGAGCGTCTGTGAATGTTTGTATGCTATGTAGACGGAGACCTGCTTTTTTCCACCACGCAGATAAGCGGTCGAGAAATCATCTCCGGCTCGCTGACGGAAGAAATTAACGCGGTCAGCTCGCTTGAATTCACTCTGCCGCCGTCAAACGACATGGCATCGCAGGTAGAACCACATACGTCTGTAATTAAGCTGGAATCCGATGGCGTGGAAATCTTCCGTGGTACTGCGTCAAGCGTGAGCAAAAATTTTCGCGGTGATACCGTCGTAAGCTGCGATGGCATGATCGCGTTGATGTCCGATGTCATCAAAGAGCCGTTCACCGTTTCCGCACGCGGGATTGAAAGCTATGTTACGGCCATTGTTAAAAATTACAACGATGGTGTTACCGCTGACAAGGAGATTAAGGTTGGACAAGTCGTTGGGTTTGAAAGCCAGACATTCTCAGTTTCGCACAGCAAAGAGTGTAAAAACATCTTTGAGTTGCTGAAAGAGCTGAGATCGGAAAAGGGAGGCTATATCTGGGCATCCTACATCGGCGGCGATGTGTATATTAACTACACAAGGACAATCGGAAAAGAAAACAGTCAGCAAATCGCGTTTGGCTCTAACTTAGTTAACATCGAGGGGCAGCTCGAAGTTGGCACACTCGTTACTCGGGTTTGGCCACTTGGCAAAGATGGACTGACAATCTCAAGCGTGAACGACGGCAAGGCGTATCTGCAAAACGAAGCAGTCGAGTTGCGTTATGGGCGCGTAGACAAGACGATGCAGGTTGACAGCGACGACCCATCTGTTGTAAAATCGTATGGGCAGGCGTATCTAACCCGATACGCCGCGATGAACAACACCATCACCTTGACCGCGATTGACCTGCACAACCTCGACAAAACAATCTCGTCGTTCGAGGTTGGCGATTCTGTCCGCGTGCTTTCTCCCCCGCATGGGATTGACGCGGAGATGATTGTAAATAGCATCTCGACCGACTTGGTGCAGATTTCAAATTCAAGAATCACTCTCGGCGCAAAAAAAGGCAGCATCACAAGCATTATATCATCTGGCGGCGGGTCTAGCGGCTCTTTCGGCGGCGATTACGGCGGTGTTGGCGTTGATTATGTTATCGAGCAGGGCACAACCGGAAAATGGGTTTGGCGTAAGTGGGCATCCGGCATCGCAGAGATGTGGGCTACGTTCGATACGGACAAACTGGAAATGACAGAGCAGACATGGGGTTCGCTGTATACAGCATCGTGGATGGGTATCGCAGAAAATAAAGCAGCACGCCAATATCCGTTTGCTTTTGTTGAAAACCCGATCGTATCGGCGACGCCAACGGTTGGAAGTGGCAACATCTGGCTTGCCACAAACACCGAAAATGACACAGGCACGCGACTGACGTATGCCCCGGCGTATCAGTGCGTAAGAGCTTCCGACGCGACGGTTAATAACCCGCAGATCAGCTACTATGTCATGGGCAAGTACAAATAAATGGAGGCGAAGAGCTGATGGAATTCATTGCTTGCAACTCGGACAATTACCGTTCTGGGCGCACACGGCCGGTGCAGTACATTGTGATGCACTACACGGCAAACAACGGCGACACCGCGCGTAACAACTGCGATTACTATCACCGCGCGAGCGGCCTGCAGGCGAGCGCGCACTATTTTGTGGACGAGTATGGCGCGATGCAGTCCGTGCGAGAGGGCGACACGGCGTGGCACTGCGGCGCGCGGGCGTACTGGCATCCAGAGTGTCGCAATGCCAACAGCATCGGCATTGAGATGTGCAGCCGAAAGCGTGCCGACGGCAGCTACTACATCAAGCCGGAGACTGTGGCAAACGCCGCGTCCTTGGCAAAAGACATTATGCAGCGCTATGACATCGACACAGACCACGTGCTGCGGCACTACGACGTGACGGGCAAGCGCTGCCCCATGCCGTGGGTGGATGATCCGGCGCAGTGGACGGCATTTAAGGAGATGCTGACGCCGAAAAGCACTACTACAGACGAGGAGGATGATGACATGGTACGATACAGCAAAATTGAGGATGTTCCAGATTGGGCGCAGGACACGGTGCGCGAGATGATGGATGCGGGCGCTCTAAAGGGTGACGAGCACGGATGCATTGACCTTTCGCGGGACATGGTGCGCGGCATGGTGATCGGCAAGCGGTACGCGGAATCGCGTAGCCCCAGATATGCCACGATCGACGACGTGCCCGGCTGGGCGCGCGAGGAGACGCAGAAGCTGGTGGACCGCGGCGCGCTGAAAGGCGACGCGCACGGCAAACTGGACGTATCAATGGATATGCTGCGCACGATGATCGTGTGCCAGCGGATGATGGACGAAAACAAGTGATGGAGGGGCGTACATGAATATCAACTGGAAACTCAGATTGCAGAACAAGGCGACGCTGACCGCGCTCGTCATGGCGCTGGTGGCGCTGGTGTATCAGGTGCTCGGCGTGTGCGGCGTCGTGCCGCGTGTGGCGCAGGATCAGGTGACGACGATTATCAGCATGGTCATCAACATTTTGTGCCTGCTCGGCATCGTGGTTGACCCGACGACAGCAGGTGTCAGCGACAGCTCGCGGGCTATGAGCTATGACGAGCCTAAAAAATACTAATAAATAATATAGGGCGTGAAGATTTTTGTTGATTTTCACGCCCTTTTTTGATATATTTTGAATAGAGAGGAATTTTTACCATGATCGACCAGAATGATATTGAGCGTTTAGAAAAGATTTTTGTTACCCGCGAGGAATGCAACGACGTGACCAACGGCATCGGCGGTAAGCTGGCAAAAGATTCGACCAGGTTCGCCGTGCTGGAAGAGCGGATGAAGGTCAATAATTGGCTTACAACTGGAATCTGTGCCGGAATTGTTGCGCTGCTAATTAAAGTGTTTTTGGGAGGCTGATAAAATGCCGGATTGCAACACCTGCAAAGCAAAAAAGAGCCCGCCTAATGTGCCGTATGTCGTGCACGAAGGGGTGATGTCTCGGCTGGAGCGCGTTATCAAGCGACTTTGGATTGCGCTAATTATGACAATCATTCTGCTTGTGGGCACAAATATTTTTTGGATTGCTTATGAATCGCAATTTGAAGATTCAGTTACCATCACGCAAGAAAACGACGACGGTTATAATAACTACGTCGGGAACGACGGCGATATAATCAATGGCTAAACAGACAATAACTAAAACGCACAAGCGAAAAACAGGCGGCAACTCCGGCTATATCAAGTGTAATATCTGTCACGGAACTGGCCGCGTAAAACCCCCAAAGAGAAAGAAAGGGGGCAAATAATGCTTTCCGATTTTGAAATCATTCAGCATAAATTCCCGAAAAATGCTTATCCCATCATCCTATGCCTTGCAGACAATGACACTTTGCGGAAAGCGCAAAGATATCGTTATCACGATGTGAGGTGATTATATGGTGTACTACGTTTCGCACTGCTATCAGGGAAACCAGGAAAATGTTCGCAATGCTGCAAAAATCACACATGACTTGCAGATGGCAGATCAAAATAACTGCTATATTTGCCCATTACTTGCATTTTCACACATGGAATATGGAGAAATTGGATATGAACAGGAAATGGAGTTGTGCCTTGATTTGCTATCGGTGTGTGATGCCATAATCGTCGCATCCAAGGTTAGCGAGGGCGTGCGACGTGAAATCGAGTTTGCAAAGATGGTCAACATGGAGGTAATTTACCTTGCCGAAACCGACTGACGAATTTGATTTTATCCGACAGCGATGGGAGCATTTGATTGATAGCTATATTTTCAACGAGCGAGACCGAGAAATTTTGAAGCGCAGGTTGCTCGACGGCCGCACGTTTGAACAACTTGCATCGGAATTCGATTTGAGCACACAACATACTAAAACGATTGTGTACAAGGCGCAAAACAAGCTATACAGACACATTAAATAATATAGCCGCCCATTACAGGCGGCTATTTTTTATTCGATTGCGTCCAGCTTTTTCATGACGGCTGTGTATAGCTTCCCGTTGATGATTTTAATGGTATCCATCAATTCATCCATAACGGCAAAAATCTCAACGCTGTTCTTCCCGGAAACCGCAGACAAGAAATCGCTATCACCTGACACGTCAAGCGGTTCTGGCTGGGAAACTGCCGTTTTTGAAGAAAACATCTTATAAAGCATCGCACAGTACAACGGCGCAATTTTGGTTAATGCCGCAAAAGATGTATCGTAATTAGCTTCAGATTCGAGCAGCGTCTTTTCGATTTCGGAATAGTCGATCATATGTATATACCATCTTTACATTTCGCGATACATAGCCTGCATATTTTTGACTTCCTGCGCCTTATCTACCTGCTTGTCGTGCAAATAGTCATATACGGCCTGCATCTCCGCTGGCGGCTCTCCGTGCTTTGCACGGTACTCCTTGATTACATCTGCAATTTCCGCGTGAAGCAGCGCCATATGGCGCAACTCGTCGGTAGAAAGGTCGTAAAATGTCTTGGCAAGTTCAGGGCGTTCATCCTTGTACTTGACAGCGCACTTTGCGTACTTCCCCGCATCGTCAATTTCCTCGTCGATCATTGTTGACAGTTTTTCGATGAGTTTCATGACACGCCTCACAGTTTGACGACCGTGACGGCAAGGTTGTCTACAACCGAAGCTGCGCCGCCGAGGACGAACGACAGGATGCTGCTTTCGCATCCGCAAGCGTTGCGAACGATGGCAGTCAGGCCAATGTTGACGGCTGTCGCGGCAGCGGCAACAGTTTCCGAGCCGGTTGCGCCGATGATTGCAACGCCGTCTTTCTGCGCGGTGACAGACACAGTTCCGGCCGCTGCCGGTGTGACCGTCGCGGAGACGTTTACGAGATAGTATCCATTGCCGCAAAGCGTGATGGCGTTACCGTCCTGCTTGATGTTGCATCCATAACGCCGGGCGGTGCTACCAACCGGGATGATTCCACCGACAGCAACTGCCGGTGCGCTGGTGTTAGTCGTGTAGATAGCAGATTTACTCATATAATCAATCCTTTCATAATATGAAAAATGGGGCAGCTATTGCCGCCCCAATAACCTCGCCTAAAAGGGCGTTACCATGTGGTTTAGATGTTATTCCCACAGCCGCAGCCGCAACCGCAGAACGGGGAATTACCAGCGCTGTAAGAGTAGCTCATCGGATAACGGACAACGCCGCAGAAGCGGGAGTCCATCTCAAGGCTGGAAACCTTGTCACGAAGAGCCTGAATCTCGTTCGTCTGAATCAGCGCGCGAGTAGCTTCGCCCTCGGCATGAATCGCCGTAGTGATGTCGCAAGCGTTCTGGTTCATCTGAGCAGACAGGTTCGCCGTGGCGAGCCGGTTGTCGCAGCAGCACTGCGCGAGCTGTGCGGACAGATTGCGCCCCTCCGAGGTGATTGAGTTATTAAGCGCGAACGTACTGTCGCAGATACCGTTACCGATATTGTTCAGACGATCATTGAGCTGGCCGAACTGCTGACCAAACAAGATTTCCTGCTGGGAAGCAGCGGTTGCGTACTGACCAAATTCGCCCTGACGGTTGCCCCAGAAGCCGCCGCCGCCCATAAAGACGAACAGGAACAGGATGATGATCCACCAAGCGCCTCCGTTGTTCCACCCTTCGCCGCCACCATCAACGGCAGCACGAAGGTCAGAAAGACTGTAATTATCCAGAATAATCATTCCTTTCGATTTATTTAATAATCGGTGTGCACCCCTGATTATTTTTCAAAAAACTTTATTTTTTTATAAGAAAGTGTTTACATTTGCGCATATATGTGCTATTATATAATCACAGCAAGGGAAACAACAAAAAAACATTAAAAAGGGAGAAATTAAAAATGAGTAAAAAGTTTTATGCAGTCCAGCACGGCAACGATTTCGCAAGCGACAACGGCAGCACCGTTAAGCGCGAAGCCATGAAGATGGCACGAGAGCTTGGCAAGGAATTTCCGGAAGAGGAAATCCGCATTTGTGTCTGCCGCGAGGATGATGATTTTTGCGAGGAAGAAATCATTGTGAGAGAGGGAAACAGATTCTAAAACAGACTTTACAGAGGGCGGCGAGACAGCCGCCCTTTTTTATTTGAGAAGTTGCATAAATGATTGCGCTTGCTGTTTCAGGCTTTCAAACTGCGCTTGCGACATTTGACCGGATGTGAGCATTTTCTCGATCTGCTGTTGGGCTTTTTGCGGCGTCATGGACTTTGCAAACTGCCGGAATTGCGCGATCATCTGCATTGGGTTACTTGCCGGTTGCGTCTGCTGCATCGGGTTCGCCCCGAAGATGCTGCTTGCCATTTAGCACCATTCCTTTCAATTCGTCAAATTCTTTGCGCGTTACATAGTCCTCGGCAGGAGCGACTGACTGCATATCATCGCACGGGGAAAACTTGAACCGCCTGATGGACGCAAAGCCCGCACCGTCAGTGCTCTTGATGTAAAAATAATCCTCGTTCGCGTCAAACAGTGCGACAGAAGCATTCGCGCCCATCTGATAGGCTTGCGCGCCTGGAAGGCCATTCACGCGGATGATCTGGCTCGGCTGGGTGCTCACCTGCCCCTGCGCTGACATCGCGTTGAGCCTATCCATATACGGATTGTTATATTGCATCGGATTTATATACGGATTGTAATATGCCATGATAGCACCTCGTTTCTTACTCCCATGGTATCTTAGATGGGCGGGAAATGAAAGCAAGTAAAGGTCCGAATTTCGTCTGAATTTTGTATATTTTTTTGAGAAATGTATTGACAATTTAACAAAAATGGTTTATACTATAATCACGAAAAGGAGATGATATCTTGCCAAGAAAAGCGAAAGACAACGCATCCGGCGTAAAGGATCTTGCACTATATGTGCTTCGTGCAGCAGCTTTTGACATCCAAAGCGGCGGAAGGGACGAAGAAAGGTGCATCAAAGAAATCAGGGCCGGAGGCATCGACCTGTATCTTGGGTTGCTTGAAACGGAAATGACTGCAGAAGAGTTCATTTCGTTTTCAAAAAAAGGAGGTAAAAAGAATGTACAAATGTCTTAACTGCGGCCACGTTTTCGATGATGGCGAGCAGGCAAGATGGAAAGAGGACGACGGATGGCACGACGGATGCCCTGTGTGCAAAGAAGCATACGGAGAGACGATGCATTGCGCTAGATGCGGCAGAGAGTTTCTAGATGATGAATTGTTCGGCGGTTACTGCTTCGACTGTCTGGCGGATATGCTTACGCCGCAGACAGCACTTGCGTATATGCTTGACGAGAAGCTGTTTGCGCGGTATATGTTCGACCAGTGCTGGAAATCGTCCGTTCCGGAGAGAATCGGAACGCCGCTGGAGCTGGTGATGCTGAAAGAATACTATGACTTCGTTCTTCGGTATGAACAAGGCGATGGCGGCGCGTATTACCAGATGAAACTTCTGGAAGATTTTATCTTCAACATTAACGACATCTGTGAAAAAGAGAGATTCGGCGAATGGTGCGCCGAGAAAAAGAAAGGGTGATTATATGGCAGTGCTTTGCATGGTGTACGGCCAGAGCGGCACGGGAAAGTCCACAAGCCTGCGGAACTTCGGGCGAGACGACGTGGCGATCGTCAATGTATCCGGCAAGCCACTTCCGTTCCGAAACGACTTGAAAACATTCAAAAGCGATAATTACGCCGCTATCACGCGGGCAATTAAGGCCGCGCCGCAAAAGTCAATCGTGATTGATGATGCGACTTATCTGATGGTTAACGCTTTTATGCGCAATGCCAAGGTTACAGGCTACCAGAAGTACACCGATTTTGCGTGCGACTTCAACAACCTGATTGATGCGTGCGGCCAGCTCCCGGATGATAAGATCGTTTATTTCATCGGCCACAGCGATCAGAAGGACGATGGGTCAGAGCATTTTAAAACCATCGGGAAGATGCTTGACAATTACGTCACGCTGGAAGGCAAGTTCACAATCGTCCTAAAAACCGTGGTGCAGGATGGGCGATACCTTTTCAGCACCCAAAACAACGGGCAGGACACAGTTAAGACCCCGATGGGGCTTTTCGACAAGCCTCTTATTGATAATGACCTTCGGTATGTGGACGAACAAATAAGAAATTATTGGCAGATGGGAGGCGGCGAGGATGCCTGATTTTGAATCCGGCATCACGTCTTATGTCCACGCAACTGCCACAGTGGATGTGTTTTTTCCCGTTGACAAGCGCGGCACGGCAGACATTAGCTGCCACCAGTGCCCGTACTTGTCCAGCAACGAGCGGATGTGCCAACTAAACAAAGAGCCTACGGCATATCCTAACAAGTATGTAGGCGGCAAGTGTCCGCTTAAAATAACAAATAACATGGAGGCAAACGAAAATGAAAGCATTTGACGGTTACAAAGCAGAGGCCATGCGCATGAGCGAGCCGCTTCCGGCTGGCGGCTATGTCGCTAAAATCATGGGGGCAGAGGTGAAGTATTACACGTGGGGCGAACAGCTTGTGATTTCGTTCGACATCGCCGAGGGCGATCACAAAAACCACTTCGCGGAGGAATGGAAGAACAACCAGAACGAGGACAAAAAGTGGAAAGGCAATTACCGCCTGACCGTACCGGATGAAAGAAACCAGCGGGTTGACAGCCAGAAGCGGCAGTTTGGCAATGCAATGTGGGCAATCGAGCAGAGCAATCCGGGCTATCATTGGGATTGGGACGAAACCGGTCTTAAAGGCAAGACCGTGGGCGTGCTGTTCCGCAACCGCGAGTGGGAATTCAACGGTAGCACCGGCTGGACAACCGAATGCGGTATGTTTCTTGATGCGCAGTCCGTCCGCGATGGCAAGTACAAGCCGATGAAAGATCGTCCGCTGAAAAAGAGTGCACAGGAATCCACGACGTTCACGGAGCTCCCGGCGGAGGACGACGCAGACCTCCCGTTTTAACCAAGGCTGAATGAACCCACCTGAAATACAAAAAGCGCTATCTACCATGACTATCATCGTCGATAGCAGAGAGCACGAAACGCCGGAGGCCGCCAAAAGATGGAATTCCTTCGGCGTTCCGTGGGAGTGTGTGAAGCTGGATAGCGGCGACTATTCTGCCGTGTTTGTGCTTCCGGGCGAGCAAAAATGGCGCGTACCGTGCTGCGTGGAGCGCAAAATGTCGTTGAGCGAGATATGCTCAAACTTCGGCCAAAACCGGAAAAGGTTCGTGAACGAATTCGAGCGGCTAAAGCAATCAGGGGAGCGGGTGTATCTGCTGATTGAGGGCGCGAGCTGGGAAAAAGCATACGCCGGACGATATCGGTCGAAGATGCTGCCGCAAGCCCTGGTCGCGTCTTTGATCGCGTGGATGGCAAGATATGATGCACACATTGTTTTTTGCCATCCAGATACAACGCCAAAACTAATACACGATATTTTATATCGAGAAGCAAAGGAGCGATTGCAAAGTGAATTTTGAACCTTGCACACCTACGGGATGCGAGGAGGTAAAAAAAGAAAAGCGAAAAGGGAACTACAGATACACGAGAAATAGAGAAATTGCGATTAAAATGCGTGAAAACGGTATGTCATTTCAGCAAATTGCAGACGAGCTCGGCGTTACAAAGCAGCGCGTATCGCAATATTGCGCCGGTGTAAATGCGAAACATTACCGTTTTTGCGGCGAAAAAACGTGCATTTATGTCGGGCTGCGCGATTGGATGAATAGGAACGGAGTAAACACAACCGTGCTTCTGCAAATGATGGGATATGTTTACAACCCCGGCTCGACCGAAAGATGGCGAGGAAAATTTGCAGGAAAAAGTGCGCTTAAAATCGACGAAATCAAAAAAATTCTTGCCGTTACCGGCTTGACATTCGAACAGGCTTTCGGCGAAGTGGAGGTAAAAAATGATTAAGGACAGCGGAGAAAGGACGATGTTTGACACCGGTGCGGTTAGGGATATGCACGAGGGGAAAGGCCGATTTGATCTGCTCCCCATGTGCGTCCTTATGCGCCTCGCAAAACATTATGAAGCAGGAGCAAAAAAATATGAAGAAAGAGGATGGGAAAAGGGAATCCCGACGCATAGCTTCGCAGACAGCGCAATGCGGCATTTTGTCAAATACATGGACGGCCAAACCGATGAAGATCATCTGATCGCCGCCATTTGGAATCTGTGCGGCCTCGCGTGGACTGAGGAAAAGATGCCGGAAATGATGGATATCCCCGCGCGGATGCAAAGCAAAAAGGCGCAGACCTCATCGGCCACCACAACCGTAAAAACTTGCGTATCTGCCATTTTTGAGAATGGCGGGTATACTATCTATAATAACGGAAAAATCGTCGAGAAGGGCGTTTCTGCGCCCAGAATGCGTGAGATTATTTCCAAGTTGGAGGGGAAAAATGGGAACGTTCACTGAAAATTTCCGGGAGATTCGGGAGCGAAGAGGATATTCACTTAACCGTCTACAGCACGTGACCGGCATTAGCCGCGCAACTTTATCGAAGTATCAGGCCGGGCTCGTATCGCCACGGCTAAACATGTTGATCGCAATCGCAGACGCGCTGCACGTCGGCCTTGATGATCTGACGGGATATACTGCAAAGCCGTCGTTTGAAGATAGGTTTTGCAGATGAACGTTGAGCTGATTAAATATCCGTCAGACGCTGACTGGATGTTTTGCAAGGAATGTACGCTTGTTACCGTGGGCAAGCATCCCGTCCAGTCACCATCGCAGGCGTGGAAAAGCGAGATTTTGGAGGCGCGGCACAGCCCGATCAGGACGTTGCAGTTCGCTTTCCGTATCACCGATTTGCCATACTGGGTTAGCGTCCATCTATGCAGGCACGTCCATGCGCAGCCGTTTGTACGCAGCCAGCGCAACGATCGGCAGAGCGATTATGACCGCACGAAAGCCCCGCAGGACGCGCCAGTTGAT